ATGAAAAAATGTATCTTAATCACTTAGGTTTAGAAGTAAGACAACTACCAACGAAAGAGGATTTAGAGGATGAGAACTACAAAAAAATAAAGAAACATCGCATTGATGCTTGGAACGAAGAACAAAAATATTTATTTGAAAAACGGAATAAGTAACTTTTATTCCGTATATTTACAAATCTTTAATAATTAAATATCTTATCTTATGAAACAAATTGCAACCGCCTTACTTAAGGCACAGTCGGAAATGAGCAACCCAAAAAAAGGAGCTACAAATCCATTTTTTAAATCTAAATATGCGGACTTAAACGCAATTAGAGAAGCCGTTATACCAACCTTAAATGATAACGGAATTACAGTACTTCAACCGATAGTACATTTTGAAAACAAAAACTTTGTTAAAACTATTTTACTTCACGAAAGCGGGGAGTTATTAGAAAGCTTAACGGAAATTATCTACAACAAAGTAAACGATGCACAGGCGCAAGGTAGCGGAATAAGTTATGCAAGACGTTACGCTTTACAATCATTTGTTTGTGTTGGTGCTGATGATGACGACGGAAATAAAGCCGTACAACCAAAACCAAAAGCAACAACTGATATTTTGAAAAAAGCGAAAGAAGGTAATTTTACTATTGAGCAAGTAAAAGCAAAATACGAAGTAACAAAAGAACAAGAAAACGAATTTATTAATCTTTAATTTATATTTATTATGGCGGTAAAAACTTCATTTTACGGTAGCATTGATTTTAGCAAATTGTTAGAACAAGCAAAAGCAGGAAACAAAGCGTTTACAAAAAACGAAAACGGGAAAATTTATTTAAACGTTCGTGTTTGGGTAAACGAAGAAAAAGACAATTACGGAAATGATGCTTCTTTTCAATCAAATTTTAAAGGGGCGACAAAAGAAGATAGGTTTTATTTTGGGAACTTAAAAGAAAGCGTACCGACAGAAGAACCCGTAACGTCAGATGACATTCCAGATGCTGACGGACTTCCTTTTTAAAGAACAAATGTTAAACCTTTTAATCAAAACTTTTGATTTAGTTATTGAGTAAAAATAAACCCGCTTTTACTTTGAAATGTGAAGCGGGTTTTGTAGTTTTGTAATGTCGAAGCATCACCGACAAGGAAAGTTTAACGTTAATTGACTTTTAACGTAACCGAGAAGCCCTTAAATGTAGTGATGCACATTTAGGGGTTTTCTCTTTTTAAATATTCTATGAACAAATCACTATTAAAAAAATTAGTCGATTGCGGTTTTTCAATAATTCCAGTTGACGAAAATAAGTGTCCTATTGGTGCGTGGAAAAAATACCAAACACAAGCAAGAACTAAAGAGGAGATTGACAATTTAAACAGTCCTCTTTATGGATTGGTTACAGGATACAATGATTTAGAGGTTTTAGATACTGATTTAAAAGTTTTTTCTACACTACAAGAGCAAAACGAATTTTGGAACGAGTACCTATCATTTTTAAAAGATAATATTGATGACTTTGATAAAAAGTTCGCAATATATAAAACTAAAAACCAAGGATATCATATATTATATCGTTGCAAAAGTATTGCGGGAAATACTAAAATCGCTAAATTAAAAGGTCATAAAGAAGCGGTTATTGAAAGCCGTGGTAAATATGGAATGGTGGTTATTTATGAGAATAAAATATCAAAACTATCATATTCTGAAATTCAAGAAATTAGCGAACGTGACAGGGATATTGCTTGGTCTATTTCTAAAACATATAACCATATTGAAGAAACTACTATTGAAGTTCCTAAAGTAAAGCAAACTACTTTTAACGAAGCTATTATAAAGCCGTGGGATGACTACAATCAAAAAGTATCAATATTCGATATAGTTAGTGACGATGTAAAAGTTGTTAGACAATTAGCCGACAAATATATTATTAAACGTATTGGTTCAGAAAATCCAACCTCGGGGAGTATTTTTAAATCAAACGGTTGTATGTATCTTTTTTCTACTGGAACTATTTATCCACACGAAAAGCTAATAACTCCTTTTATTGCTTATACTTATAAGCATCATAACGGGGATTTTTCAGCATCCGCATCAGCTATTTATAAAGACGGTTTTGGCACTAGGGTTGTTAAAAAAGAAGTTGAAATTGAAAAAAGAGAATTACCTAAAATCAACAAAGACGATTTAGTTTTCCCTATTGAGATTTTTCCACAACCAATACAAGCTTATATTTTAGAATGTAATGAAACCTTAGATAGTTCAATTGATTATATGGGTTGTTCAATGCTTTGGTTAATTTCGGTTGTAGTTGGTAATTCAATCCAAATAGAAGTTAAAAAAGGATGGAATGAAACGGCAACTATTTGGTTAGCGGTTGTTGGTAAAGCTGGACTTGGTAAAACTCCCTCGATACATAATATAATTAAACCTCTTTTATCAGCAAATAATAAAGAAATCAAAAACTACATTAAACAAAATGAAAAGTTTGAATATTACGAAAAGTTATCAGCTAAAGAAAAAAAGGAACACGAGGAAATACATAAACCTACAAAAACACAATTTATAGCGAACGATATTACTATTGAGGCATTAGTTGAACTGCACCAAGAAAATAAAAATAGCATTGGAGTTTTTAAAGACGAACTTGCTGGATGGTTCAAAGATATGAATAAATACCGTGAGGGTTCGGATTTAGAATTTTGGTTATCTACTTGGAGCGGAAAAGCCATTTCATTAAATCGTAAAACTGCTCGTAGTTCGTTTGTTGATAAACCTTTAGTTTCTGTTCTCGGAGGAATACAACCATCGATTTTAAATGCTTTTTATACAGAAGATAATAAGGATAACGGTTTTATGGACAGAATGTTATTGTCTTATCCTGATTTAGATATTGAAAAATGGAATGATAAAGAAATGGACTATGATAGTATTCAATGGTATAATGACAGTATAATTTCTTTTTATGAAACGATAAAGCATAAGGTTGTAGAATTTGATGAGGATGGCGATGTAAATCCTAAAATTGCTATTATACCAAACGAAAGTAAAAAAGAATGGATAAGGGTTTTTAATGAGTACACCGATATTCAAAATTCAGACGAGGAAAACGAATATATGAAATCGATGTTGCCTAAACAAAAATCGTATTTACCAAGGTTTGCTTTACTTATAAATGCTTTTAATAGCTTCTTTGATTTAGATTGTAAAATGGATGCTTTAACTATTAGTAAAGAAAGTATTTTATCTGCTGAAAAGCTATCTAAATATTTTATAGCAATGGCTAAAAAGATTAAAGTAAATTCTATTGAAACGAATGAAATTAAAACTATAATTCAATCAAATAAAAATAAATCTACTAAGGAATTATTTTTGGAATTATATCGTAAAAATCCTGACTTGAATAAAAAAGAAGTTTCTGAAAATTTAGGGGTTTCTGTTCAAATGATTTATAAATACATCAAAGAATTACAAAAATTTTAAACCATTTTAAACCATGGTTTAAAGCCGTAAGCCCTATAAACATTGTTTTTTAAACTTTTAAACTAGGTTTAAAGGTTTAAAGTAAAAAAAGAAAATTAAATTTTTTTTTCTAAAAATAAATTTTAAACTGGTTTAAAGGTTTAAAACAGTTTAAAATCCAATAAAATCAAAGGTTAACACGTTAAACTAGGTTTAAAATTGGTTTAAAATAAATGAAACACGATTTACTAATAAAGCTATTTGATTTTCATACTAAGCAGTTTATTGACGGCTATATTAGTTATGGTTTATATGTGCAAATCGAAAAAGAATATTACAAAAGAAAAAATCTATTTACAATATGTTTGAACTAAGACTATATCAAAATAAAACAATACAATCGCTTAGACAAAAAATGTCTATTGGATTGAAACGGATTATTATGTGTTTGACTACTGGAGGTGGAAAAACCGTAATATTCTGCTATATGATAAGCAAAGCATTAGAAAAAAATAAACGATGTCTTATTTTAACCCACAGAACGGAATTATTAACACAAGCTGGAGGAACTTTATCACAATTCAACTTGAACCCAACAATAGTAAACCCTAAAAACAATAAACTAGACTTTACTAAATTGCTTTACGTTGCTATGACTAAAACGGTTTTGTCACGTATCAATAAAGACGGATACAAAGATTGGTTAAAATCATTTGATTTAATTATAATCGATGAAAGCCATTTACAAGACTTCAACTCACTATTCGAATACATCGACTTAGATAAAACCTATGTTATCGGAGCAACGGCTACACCTGAACGAAAAGGAAATCAAACGGCACTTGATGAATTTTATCAGGATATAGTAAATGAAATTACTATAACGGAATTAATCGAATTGGGATATTTGGCAAAACCTAATAGTTTTGGCGTTTCAATTGACTTGTCTAAAATTAAAACGAAAGCTGGAGATTATGATAGCGAAATGCTCGGAACACTTTACAACGAAACCAAGTTATATAACGGAGTTTTTGAAAATTATCAAAGATTAACTCCTAATAAAAAAGCAATAATCTTTTCGCCATCGATTAAAGCATCGTTAAAGTTAGTTGAGGAATTAACTATAAAGGGTTTGAATATAAAGCATATTGACGGAAATACACCATCGACTGAACGTAAATCTATTTTAGAATGGTTCAAAGATACGCCTAACGCTTTACTGTCAAATGTCGGAATATTAACGGCTGGTTTTGACGAAGCTACTATTGAAGTCGTTATTTTGTATCGTGCTACTAAATCTTTACCTTTATTTTTGCAAATGGTTGGGCGTGGGAGTAGAACAACCGAAACTAAAAAAGAGTTTACAATATTAGATTTTGGTAATAATATAACACGTCACGGTTTTTGGGAACAGGAACGGGAATGGAGTTTAAAAAAGAAAGAGAAGGTAAAAGGTATTGCGCCAGTTAAAGATTGTAAATGCGGTGCATTATTAAGATTATCATTAATGAAATGTCCTTATTGCGGTTTTGACTTTCCACCACCGAAAGTAAAAGAAACTATTAAAGTAGTATTGGAGCGATTAGAAAAAGAGGATTTTAGATTGTTTAAACAATATGAAAGATTTATAGCTATTGAAAAAATACAGAATGAAAAAGGTTATAAGTTGGGATGGGTATTTCATAAGTTAAAGACAATAGAAGATTTTAAAGATTTTGAAAAATATAAAAATTATAAGTATGGCTGGGCAAATAGACAAATTGAGCAAAGAAAAATCAAAGAGTAGGCAAGAGGCATTAATTCAAGCTACTTGTGTAGAATGGTTTAAAAATAATTATTGTTTAAAACACCACAAACCTAGATTAGAAATAGTTTCAATTCCTAACGAGGCGACTTGGAAAAATAATAACTTCAAAGCTTTAGGAGTTCGAAAAGGAGCGAGTGATACTTTTTTAATATTTCCTAATAAAATTATATTTGTAGAATTTAAAGACGCTTTAGGTAGCCAATCAATTGAGCAAATAGACTTTGAAAAATTAGTTACTGATTTAAAACACGAATATCACATTATAAAATCACTAACCCAATTCCAAAAAATAATATGGCAAAACCTAACCCCACCAAACGCACAATAACCTATCCAATAGACCAAAAGATAAAAGACCTACACGAACTAATCGTAAAAGATAGAGAAAACCCTAAAGGAAAAGAATTACAGGCGGAGGTGGATTGGTTCTTTTATGGAATTAAATTAAAATAGAAATTATGAAAGAAAAAGATAATTTTAAGTTTAAAAATTTTGGGACACCTCAAGAAATGATTGATGAAGACGAGTATTTTAATTCACAAACAAAAGAAGAAAAAATATTTGGTTGTTTAATTGGTATTATTTATTTTATAGTTGTTATTTTAATTTTTAAATTTTTAGTATGAAAACAGTAAATAGTATTTCAGGGGGTAAAACTTCAGCGTATTTAGCAAAACATTTTCCAGCAGACATTGAGCTATTTTCTTTAGTTAGAATTGAAGATAAAAATAATCTTTGGATGAAAGGCAAGGACGAAAAAACACGTCAATTAATTTCTGATAAATTAGGATTTGAATTTATAGGGACTGCCGAAATGGATGAAATAATTTATACCATTTTAGACTTAGAGCAGTTTATAGGTCGTGAAATAAAATGGGTTACTGGACCAACATTTGAGCAAGTAATAAAAAATCACAATAATTATTTACCAAATATGATGGCTCGTTTTTGCACAACTGATATGAAAATAATACCTATGTTTAATTATTTAAAAGAAAATACTGATTTGCCAGTAGAAATGCGATTAGGATTAAGACCTAATGAATTAAACAGAAAAGAAAATATAATGAAACGTGCAGATGAAAATGGTCTTGAAATGTTTAAATGTGTTATAGGTCGTAATTCAAAAGACACTCAAAATAAATGGGGTGAAGTAGCTTATAGGTATGTAAAATTCCCTTTAATAGAAAATAACATACAAAAAGATATAATTTATAATTATTGGAATGATAAGCCAGTTAGATTTGCTTATAGAAACAATTGTGTAGGTTGTGTAAACAGACAACCATTAATGATTTCACACATGGCATCAAAAGATTTGGATAAAGTAAAATGGTTCGAAAAACAAGAGCTAATAACTGGAAATAGATTTATTTCAGGAATATCATTTAAAAGTATATTAAGTTTTGGAACTCAAAATACATTTTTTGATGATGATTTTAACGAATGCGATAGTGGATATTGTGGAATATAAAAAAACCGCCTTAATTGGCGGTTATTAGTTTCTCTACTTCCCAACTTGGCATTTCAATAGGTTTATTAAACGCCTTGTCAAAGATTTTACTTTTTTGATACTTCGGGTAGTCTTTCGGAATTAAGTTGCTTAAAAGACGTTTATTGTTGTTATTTACTATTTCGGTTGTCATACGCTTCAATTAAAGTTATTAATTTATCAGTTCCGTAAGTTTCAATTACTTTTATAACATCGTTTGGGGTTTGGATTATTTCAGCCCACGTGCCGTTGTTGAAAATGCAAGGATTTGAATTTCCTTTATCCCAATCTTCCTTAGGTGATTTTACGTGTAAAGTATTTGATATTTCAGAAAAATAAGGTTCAGAGATTATTGTTTGAATAAATTTATTATTCATATTTTCAAATTTTACACCTTCTTCAAAACCTCTCCTCTTCGCCTCATTAACCAAAGCCGTTTCTACTTCTTCGGTTTTAGCATTACGTTGTATTTTATGAAAAATACCGTTGAGACTAACGAATTCTAAATGAGGAGAAAACCAATATTTAGCTGTTAATGTTTTAGGATTTTCAAAGTAACATAAATAATCTTCAATTCCGTGACACGTTGCATAATACCAACCACTTTCAGTATATTCTTCTTCAAAAACATCAGAAAACAACTCTTTTACTAAACTACCATTTTCAGAAATTTGAATTATTTGAGTTTTTGTTAGTTGGTAGGTGGGTTGTATAAAGTCGGATGCGGGGTGGATGGTGTAGTTATAACTTTCAGCGTGATTAATACTTGAATAAGACCCTTTTTTATTATTATCGCAAGGATAGTATATTGTTCTTTTTCTATAATCTTTCCAAACAATTTTTTTAACATCATTCTTCGGATTTAACTCCAAAATCGCTTTAAACTCCTCTTTAGTAGAACAATGTATGCACTCGTTTTCTTTTAAGTCTGTTACTTTTTTCATAACTCCAATAATTTTATTATTTCATTTTTAATAACTCTGTTTTCTCCAGCAATATCGTAAATAAACATATACGATTTACTAAGTGGTATTTTGTGTATTGTTACTCCGTTGTGGTCGTAATGGATTTTAAAAACCCATTTGTCGAAATCGGGAATAAGTTTGTTAGTGAAATGATTAGCAAAATCATCAAGCGTCATATTGCTAGTAAAACTATTAATCAGTCCTAAATCGTAACGATTGCGTTTGTCTAACCGAATACGCTCGGCTTCTATTTCTTCAAACGAAATGCGTACTATTTCGTTGTCTTTAATGATGTGGATTTTTTTTGTGGTGTGCATCTTTTTAATTTTCAACAAATATAACACAATCCAACAATATAAACCTAATATTTTCTAATATAATCGATGAAATGCACAAAATGATGTAGTTTGTCGATTTTATTTGGTTGGGTGGAATGTTATTTGTATGTTTGTGGGGTAATTAAAAATAGAGAGATTATGACTTATCAGCAAAAAATAAAGTTTATCGAATTAAATAATAAAATTATAGATTATTTAAAAGAAAACGGTTTTAATACTTTTTACAATGACGATTTAAGAGTTAAAGACTTATTTATTGATGCAAAAAGGATTAACAAAACAAACAATTCTTTATTAAAATTAGAAGATTACGATTCCGTATTAAGACTTTTAAGTGGTTATTGCTTAAAAACAGAAAGATTAATATACTTTAATTTATACCCAAATAAAGAAAACACAATAGAAAAGATATTTATATATTTGGTTTTAGAAAGCCAGTATGCTAATAAACAGTGTTACGAGTATTTTAAACTTAAATCAACCCTATGACACCCGAACAAAAACAAACATACCGCCAGCACGTAAAACAAAACATTGAAAAGTGTATTGAGTTGGTTGGTGGCGAACCTGAGTTATCAAAACAAACGGGTTTTAGCGTAAAATCGTTAACTAATTGGCGACTTGGTTACTCTGATATTGCCTACGCCAATCTTATGCACATCATTAACACAACAGCACAATTAGAACGTGAACGAATTGAGAGGATTAATAATATAGAGGTAAATTTATGAGCTATGAACTTGCGTAGTAAATAATTTTGTTGTAGTTTTGTGTATTATGGCAAGACCAAGCGAATATAACTTTGAATTATGTGAGGAGATTTGCGAATTAATAGCGCAAGGCGGTTCTGTACGTTCAATTTTAGATAGTAAAGAGGAGTATCCGAACTTCACAACTTGGTGCAGATGGAAGAGAAATAACGAGGAATTACGCAACTTGTATGTAAACGCTCAACAAGACAAGACCGAAAGTTTAATAGATAATATTATTAAAGTTCGTGATATGGCTTTAAATGGAGAAATAGAGCCAAGTGTAGCTAATGTAGTTATGCAAGCCGATAAATGGCTAAGTGCTAAATTCTATCCTAAAATGTTTGGGGACAAAACCGACATCACTTCGGGTGGAGAGAAAATACAATCAGCACCGACAACTATTCAAGTAGAAATTACTAGACCTGATGAAGATTAGCGGAATATATAAAATAACTTCGCCTAATGGTAAAATTTACATCGGTCAAAGTACTGATTTAAATTTGCGTTTTAAATATTATAAATATCTAAAATGTAAATCACAAAAGAAGATTTATAATTCTTTAAAAAAATATGGAGTAGAAAATCATATTTTTGAATGTATTGAAGATTGCACCGTTAACTTATTAAATGAAAGAGAACGTTATTATCAAGAATTATACGATTGTGTTGATAATGGGTTAAATTGCTCCTACACTAAAACTAATGACAAAAGCGGTAAACACTCACAAGAAACAATTAATAATATAAAAAAATCATTAGTAGACGTTATTAAAAAGAAACCTACACCAATGAAACAAACAACAAAAGATTTAATATCAAATAGTAATATTGCAAGATTTAAGGATAAAAAAAATCATCCAAGATTTAATATTAAACTTTCTGAATCAACGAAGTTAAAAATTTCTAATACAAAAAAAGAAAAGGGACAAAAATATTTATTTGGCAAAGAACACCAAAACTCTAAAATAGTTTTAGATGTTATTAATGGAGTTTACTACGAAAGTGTAAAAGAAATATCTTTATTATACAATATCAACTACACAACCTTAAAAAGTAAATTAAATCCTAATCATAGAATAAAAAACAATACTAACTTTATTTATGTTTAATGCAAGCCACAATAGTATTTGAAAAGACTTGGAATGCAATACACGCAAAGAACGAAAAAGGAACACGAAAGTATAAGTATATCATTCATACTGGTAGTTCACGTTCAAGTAAGACTTATTCTATACTACAAACGCATTGGCTAATCTGTTTTACTATTCCAAATACAAGGGTTTCAATTTGGCGTGAAACTAAAGCAGATTGTAAAATGACTATTTTAGCGGATTTAAAAAAAGCAGTTCCAACGTTTCCTAACTTTGAATTGGTTAATTTTAATAAAACAGAATCCGTTTATACTTTCCCAAATGGTAGTACTATTGAGTTTATGGGTGGAGATGAAGAAAACAGAGTACACGGATTTCAAGGTAATGTGGCGCACTTAAACGAACCTTATAAATTTGGAGAAGACGCATTTAATCAAATAGATATGCGTACAAGTGATTATATTATTATTGATTGGAATCCAAAATCTAAACACTTTATCGATGAACTAAGCAAACGAGAAAACGCAATAGTTATTCATTCAACATATAAAGACAATCCGTTTGTTCCTTTGGAGCAAAAGAAAAAAATAGAATCTTATTTATCTGTTAAATATTGTGATGTAGTAGAAAACAACTTAATACAATATACAGACGTTTATAATTACGATTTTGATACTAATACATTAAACTTTACAGATAAGCAGTTAAAAGAATTAAAACGTGCTTTATTTAACGAATTAGAGGGTACAAGTAACGACTATTTGCATTTAGTTTATGCAAAAGGATTAAAAGCCGAAAAACCAAACCGTATATTTAAAAACTGGAAAACAATAACAGACAAAGAGTTTGATAGTTTGCCTTATTCGTTGTATTATGGAATGGATTTTGGCTTGAGTGCTGCCACAACTTTAGTCGCTATGAAATTCGACGGAGATAATTCTTTTTTCTTTAAAGAGTTATTATATAAACCAATGAACCAAATGAACGGCACTCTATCGGATGAAATTCACAATTTAGGGATTGATAAAAGATTAGAGTTAATTTGCGATAGTTCCAACGAAATAAATAAAACAGAAGGGCAAAAGTTGCGTAATAGTGGATATAACGTTATCTTTGCTTTGAAAGGAAAAGGAAGCGTTGTTAGTGGAATTGAATTGCTACAAAAGAAAAACATTTATTACACCGCTTCATCTACAAACATTGAGCAAGAATACGAACAACATAGCTGGCGAGTAGTTCAAGGAGTTCAATTAGACGAACCCGAACAAGGCAACGACCACGCACTCGACGCCATGAAATACGTCAGCAGTTGGTATGCTAGAATAAATTATTTAACTTAAATTATATATTATGAATTGGCAACCACATTTAAAGATTAGAGTTTCAAACGGAATTCAAACACACCAACACGACTTTATGAAGTCAGACGCTAACATCAACGAGCAAATCGAAGCGATAAACAAGTTAAAAAGTAAATTTAAACCTGATGAAAAACTAACTCTTTCAATTGGTTATTAAAATAATTACCATTAATTTGTAATATCTATTATTTAATTTTGTAATATTGCATAAATTAACGTTGTGAAACGTAGATACTTTTAAATGATAGGAATTTATAAAATTACAAATCCAAACGGTAAAGTGTATATAGGTCAAAGCACCAATATACCATACCGTTTTTTGTTATATAAAAGGATTAGTTGTAAACAACAAAAAAAACTATATAATTCACTTTTAAAACATGGAGTAAAAAACCATAGTTTTGAAATTATAGAGAATTGCTCTATACAATTACTTAACGAGCGTGAAAGATATTGGCAAGATTATTATAATGTTTTAGAAAATGGTCTAAATCTTAGACTTACCAAGTCTACAGATAGAAATGGTTATTTTAGCAATGAAACAAAAATTAGAATGTCAAATGCTCAAAAAGGGAAAAAACCATCTTTAGAAACTAGAAAGAAATTTTCAGATAGAATGAAAGGGGTTGAAAGTACTTTTAAAGGTAAAAAACATTCTCAAAAATCTATAGATTTAATAATTGAAAAGAATAAAGGGAATAACAATAGAGGTAAAGTAGTAATTGATTTACTTAGTGGTGTTTTTTATAATTCAGCAGCAGAAGTTGCTAATTTATACGGATTTAATTCATTTACGCTAAGAAATAAACTTAATGGATTTAGAAGTAACAATACTAATTTTGCTTACGTATGATTACAAAATCAATTAGTTTATTTGGACGACAAATTTTTAAAGTGGAACGCAACCGCTCCGGACAGTTCTCTTACACTTTTTTAGACGGTAATAGTTTTATTGACGATGGCAAGTATTTGGATATGTACTTAAAAAATCCAGTACTTTCTACTATTGTTAATTTAGGTGCGCAATACTATTCTCAAATGAGAATTACCCACTTAGACGCACAAGGCAAAGAAGTAAAAAATAGTCCTTATGTAAAACTATTGCACACTCCAAACTACTTTCAAAGCAAAGAGGATTTTTTCTATCAGCAAAAAGTATTTTTAGATGTTTCAGGTAATGACTTGATTTATCAAATTAAAGCATTTACTAATGATATTCCAAAAGCTATTTATAATCTTATTCCAAGCGAAATTGATTATAATAAAATCCACAAAATCAATAAGTTTATTGTAACCGATAAGGATAAAAAAGCATTTGAAGAAAAACATATTATCTACAAATTAGACGATACGGATTACAATATCAAACTAAAAGACATTATTCCAACGTATGATTTAGCTAATGGAATAGTACAAAACTCCTTCATTCAATCACCAAGTAGAGTTAAAGCAGTAGCAAAAATACTTAATAACATTTACGAAAATGTAAATAGTAAAGGGGTTAATTTGCAGATGTCGGCTAAATATGTTGGTCTAAACCAAAACGATGGTAATAGAGCGCAAATACAAGATGGCGACCGCTCAAGTATTGAAAGAGCAATATCTAATAAAAATCTATTACTTACTAATGCTGGTATAGATTTTAAGCATTTAGTTTCTGATATGAAACGCCTTTATCTCGATGAGCAATATGCAAGCGATTTTAATAAAGTGCTTTTAGCTTTTGGAATGAATAAGAACGTTTTAAATCCATTTGATAAAGACAGTACTTTCGAAAACCAAACTCAAGGAGTTGTTAGTTACATTCAAAATACAATCCAACAAACCGCAGACAATACAATGAACTCACTTAGTCAAACGT